CAGTAGGAGGATATCTCGCAGGGAAGTTTGGTAAAGAAAAAGCAGAGAGTCTTGTAAACAATTTCCTATTTTGCTATGGTTAACGCATGGAGTCTAGCAGCATCAATTCTAGGCGGCACATTTGATAAGGATTATCCGATCATGAAAAAGAAAAACAAAAAGGCAACTGAAAAAGATTGGCAAGAGTTTTGGGAGGAGGACGGTCACAGTCTTACTGGAAACCCTGCTCCTGCTTCAGAAGATAAGTTTATCTATGAGTCACCTGATGGTGGCAAGACAGTAACTAAAAGGAAACCTTTTGAGGCCAAGAAAGAAGTAGTCCAAGGAGATTACTATAAGGATATTCCTTGGAGTGATGTTGAGGACAAAAGAGATACTGATCTTGAATGGATTGAAAAGAGTGGTGGATATGAATGGACACCAGGCTCACCATGGCCTCCATCAGTTCCAGAAGACATCTCAGATAGAGACCCAGAAATCTCAGTAGGTTTGGGTAACACTGCTGCGACAAATGACGATAGATACATGGCAGATATTGACGATATGTATTCTCATTATTTTAATGATTCTTACGTTCGTGAACCAGTAGAAGACAGATTCTCATATTTCAAGTATAATGAACATGTAATGCTTGATCATGCAAAGAACTATATTGCAAGTACATATGGTTCACACTATACTGGAGATAAGGGAACACAGACCCTAGATCTCATTGAAGGTATTGGAGATGCGGAAGCATTTTGCCGATCCAATGCAATCAAGTACCTCTCACGATTCGGCAAAAAAGATGGTAAGAATGAAAAAGACATTCTAAAGGCCATCCACTATTGTACACTTTTATACCACTTCGCTGGTTTACATAATGACGACAGCAACTAAGATCCCTATGAAACTTTCCGATAGAACTATCAATCTGTTGAAGAACTTTGCTTCTATCAATCAGTCTATCCTGTTCAAGCAAGGTAAGTCCTTGAGAACTATTTCTGTAATGAAGAACATTCTTGCAGAGGCAAACATTGACGAAGATATTCCTCAAGAGTTTGGTGTTTATGATCTTAGTCAGTTCTTGAACTCTCTAGGTCTTTTCCAAGATCCAGAACTAAACTTCACAGGACAAAGTTTTGTCAACATTAAAGAAGGCAAACAGAAGTCTAAGTATTTCTTTGCTGATCCTAGTGTGATTGTTTCTCCTCCTGAGAAATCAATTACTCTTCCATCAGTTGATGTTGAGTTTACACTTAAGAGTTCTCAACTTGATCGTCTTCTAAAGGCTGCAGCGGTCTACCATCTAACAGATCTTTCTGTTGTGGGTGATGGTAATGAAATTAAGATGGTTGTTTCTGATCGTAAGAACGATACATCTAATGATTTCTCTATCGTTGTAGGAGAAACTACTAAGACTTTTGGATTACATTTCAAGGTAGAAAACATCAAGATTGTGCCTGGCACATATGAAGTTAAGATCTCTCGTAAACTTTTGTCACAGTTTACCTCATCTGAATACGATCTGACTTACTATATAGCTTTAGAACCTGATCTAACTTGGGAGGATTAATGTTTTTTGCATCTCACCCTAGTGTCTACACATTGCCAGGCACATGGGAACCACAACCCGACGTAGTATTTGATCCCACATATCTTCTTGCGTCAGCAGCAGTTGTTTTTGCAACCGCAGCAATTATATCCGTAATTTCAATTAAGCAAAAAAGAAAAAGAGCTTAGTTAACTTACTATTTTATTATGAAAGAATTTGATTATGACCTCGATTACAAGAGTCTTGATTTTTCAAATGCAAAGACTCGGAAGCTATATCGCATTGGAAGGGGAGAACAAGGAGTACTACTGGTACGCCCTTATACTAACGATATATGTGCTCATTGGAGATTCAAAACTCCTGATGAAGCAGTAAGATCATCTAATAAAATCTTTGCCATGTACCTAGATTATAGGGATGGTAAGGATTTTATTGGCATGGATATGTGTCGTAAATTCCTAGAGATGGG